CCATACAATAGATTGGAATATAGATATGTATCGCCTTTGGGTAAAGGGTGGATCTACAAATACACACTTGCACTAACAAAAGAGCTTCTTGGCTTAATTAGAAACAAATATAGTGCAGTACCAATACCAGGTGCAGAAGTAACACTTAATGGTTCAGATCTTGTATCACAGGGTCGTGAGGACAGAACCAACTTGATAACAGAACTAAAAGAAACACTCGAAGTTTTAACAAGAAAAGGACAAATGGAGCAAGAGCAGGCAATTGCAACGGCTATGAATTACCAACTGTCAAAAGTTCCATTAACTATATACATTAAATAATATGGCACTGTTTGGAAGTTCTCGAGACATTAGTATGTTTGTTAAAGTGAACAACGAGCTGTTAGATAACATAATACAGCAAGAGGTAGACTATTATCAAATAAATTTAGAACATACTAAGGAAAATTTATATGGTGAAGCTTCTCAAAATAAAGTGTACAATTCACCACTAAGGCTAACATGCCTTATTGAGAGAAATGATCAAACTTTTAATGTGGATGATCAGATTGGTGTAGATGCAACACAAACTTATACATTTAGATTTTTTCATAGAAAGCTTGTTGAACTAGCACTTTGGCCGGAAGTTGGTGATTTAATAGAGAATAGAGGCAATTATTATGAAATTGATAATGTTAACGAGAATCAATATGTTGTTGGTAAAGACGCAGATTATCCAAAAAATGTTGGAGCAGAGTTTGGAGAAAGTTGGTCAATCATATGTGTAACTCATTACACTAGAATTAGTAAGTTGCAGATTGTAGAATCTAGAGGAGGTCAAAATGTATAACAGAAAAAGACAACCAGCAACGCAGGTGGAGATTATAAACTCCAAACCAATACAACCTGAAGTACGTACTAATGAAGTTAGACGTGACAACGATGATAATCCAGAACTTAAAATAGGATTATATGACATTGATTTTGCTATCAAATACTATTTTGATAATGTAATAAGACCCTCGGTAAATGATAATGGATCACTTATACCGGTACCGGTTATGTACGGTGCACCGGAAAAGTGGAAGAATGTTAGAACTGATGGTTTTATGCGTGATAAGAATGGTAAGGTCCAATGCCCATTAATAGCTTATAGAAGAAGTTCGATTGAAAAAAATAGAAATCTCGGATCTAAAGTTGATGCAAATGCACCAGCAGCTTATTATACAACCCACACCACATACACAAAAGAAAATCGATACGATCAGTTTAGTGTACTAACAAATCAAAAGCCACAGCAAACAACATATAGAGTCATAGTACCAGAATATCTGAACCTAACCTACGACTTGATAGTTTGGACCGATTACATTGAGCATATGAATGGTCTACTAGAAGCTGTGTTGTATAGTGAAGGAAGTTTTTGGGGAGATAAGGATAGGTTTAAATTTAGAACAAAGGTAGACAATATAACAACCATCACAGATCTACAAAACGATAATGATAGGTTGGTTAGAAGTACTTTTAGCATGACAGTATTTGGATACATTGTTCCTGATGCATTAGTTAAGAAACTAAGCAATACTGGTCCGGAAAAGAATATTGGTGTAGACTCAAGAACAACAATCTATAGTACACCTACTTATGAGACTGAACAAGAGTCAATAATTAGCGGAAGTCTATAAACCTGCATATTTATAGGTAAATGGCTCAAGTAAAAAAATATCTTACTTGGGATCAAACTGAATACCCAATTCAATGGGATAACAACCCATACACTTGGGAAGAGGTTTTTGTCCTAATAGAAGTTGCTGAGGCAATAGGTGGTGGTCATACACCACATGATGCCTACAAACATCTAGAAGAGAGAAAAAAGAAGGTATTAATTAAAGTTATTGCTAAAGTAAAAGGTGAAGAGTTCAGCGAAGAAAAATACAAACAGGAAAATATAAAAGTTACTACAGAGGATATTGAGTTGGTATTAAAAGAAGTGCTACACATACAAGTAAATAAAGTAGAATAATATGTATACATTTTATACGGATAAGCAAGAGATGTTTGAATGTAAGTTGGACCTCGAAGGAGCAAAACTAACAGATTCAAAAGTAAGATTAGTATTAGAATCAGACAACTATAACTTGCTATTTTATGGTACTATTAACGAAAATGGTAAATGCCAAATACCAGTAAAGAGGTTAAAAAGCCTCCTTCAAGAATCAGATACGGGCAAAGTTAAGTTGGAAGTCATTGCAGAGGATACATACTTTGAACCTTGGAAAGATACATACAGTGTTGAAACTAGCAAAAAAGTTACTGTTGAAATTGTATCAAAAGAAACTGCTAAACCAATCACAGAGAAAAAAGTAACAGCTGTTGTTGAAAAGATTGAACCAAAAGAAGATCCTAGAACAACTCAATTTTTAAAGATACTTGAAAAGAAGAACATAACATTAGCAAACATTAAACAACACATTAAAACCATACAAACCCTAAGCGAAATCTTTACAAAAAAGTATAACTTGTCAGATTCAGAAAAAAGGAGTATAGTTGAAGGTGTAGTTAATAAATTAAAATGATAAAATGTTACAATGTCAGCTGATAACTTTACAGGACAAAATATTAGTGGCACATACCAAAGGCTACTTCAGCTGTCAGATAATGATGGTTTCGTAATCAACGGTACCGGTTCTAGGGTAGACCTTTTACGAACTACATCATCATATGCTTTAACAGCATCTTACGTACCAGGAGTTACAGTCACTACTCCAGGTGGAGACTTGTGGTCTATACAATTTAATTCAGCTAGTACTTTTCAAGGTTCCAACAAACTACTATTTAACAGTGTATCCTCAGTACTAACATTAACCGGTAGTTTATTTACAACCGGCTCAAACACATTTATTGGTACACAAACAGTAACCGGTAGTTTGTTTACAACCGGATCCAATACATTAATAGGTAATACCACATTAACCGGTTCATTAAGTATAACTGGTTCAACTCTACAAGTAGGAAGCAATACATTATACGGTGATACTCTGTTATCGGGTAGTATAACCATATCCGGATCACATTTAGCAAATACACCAACAATTAGGGTGTATGGTGATATGGAAACTGATGGTGTAATTAAATTCCTACCAGTATCCTATGACATAGATCCAACAATATCCGGTTCCTACATTTTCGTATCAGGTTCAACTGATGACTTATATTTTTCTCAAAATGGGGCTGGGTTTTCCAATACAACTCGATTACGTTGGTTAGAAGGTAATTTGTATACTGGGTTATTAAACGGTGGTTTATTATCAATCGTAAATACCAACACATACAGGATTAGTAGTGGTAGTGGTATTATTGTTAATTTGAACGGATCGTATAGTGATAATCCATACCCAATAATAGAATATCTTAATTGGGGAAATATAACTAATACAATTGATGCTTTAAGTGGATCATTTGATCAACAGTTTGTAGCTATATCCTCCTCAGCAGGTACGCCAGTTATTAAAGCACAAGGTACACCCTATGATAATGGTGATTATAATGAATTTATACCCATTGGTATTGTACTCCATCAAAACAGATCTACAATCAACGGAGTTCAAACATTCCCTGGCACAGCTTATGGTTGGAAACAGAGATCCTATGATTTTATTAAAGCGTTCGGAGCATTAAAAGTCTCAGGCTATACATTAGCACAGAGTGGCTCTTCAGCAAGAGGTTTAGCGTTAAGTGGAGGTGTCGCTTGGGTAGAGGGAAGAAATTACACAAATGATCCTAATAGTCCAAGTTACATTGTAGAAGCAACGGGCATAACTACATCTAAAATATTTAGATACTATCAATCAGGATCTAATTGGCAATCTAATTGGGGCTATAATACAAATGGAGGAGCAGGATTTACAGATATTGATCCAACTCAGTATTCAAATGCCGGTACACTAACTTCGGTAGGATCTAATAAATGGACCATACAACGAGTATATTATTTCCCTAATAGTGCAACAAAGGCATTATTTGTTTATTATGGAAACGCTGAATACGCCAATGAAGCAGATGCATTAGCAGCAGTAACCACTGAACCATTTACCGAAGCTCCTAATACAGCAGCCAGCGCTATCTATGTTGGTTATATGTTATTAAGAAATGATGCAATTTTTACATTACCAGTATCATATACTTTTTATCAAGCAGGATTATTTAGAGGGTCCGGTACTGGTGGTGCAGGTGGAGGTGGAGCATCTACATTAGCAGGATTAACAGACGTATCCATATCATCAGTAACCAATGGTGATTTATTAAAGTATAATTCAACCACAGGATTATGGAACAATACAAAAACGCTATCAGGTAGTTATACTTTATCAGGATCTCTAGTTACCAATGATGGTGTATGGGTTCAGAGTTTAACAGCTTCCTTTATCAGTGCATCCTCAGGCATAACCGGTAGTTTATTTGGAACAGCATCATATGCTGACAGATCTTTTAGAGCTACAGAGATTGGTGATGATAGTTACCAAATAGATGTTTTTGAAATTGGATATGGCATTTCTCAACCAACATCCGACTCAGTTCAATTATATAATATACAAAACACTCCGATAGCAACAGTTACAATCGATAATGTAGCTAACGCGGCCAATGCAGGGTTTGCAATAACGGCGACAAATGCCGATTCAGCATCATACGTAAATACTCTAAGCCAAACTGTTGTAGTGTCGGGATCGGTTGATATATCTGGTTCCCTATTTTTAAATGGTGTAGCAGTAGGTTCAAGTGGTACTGAAACTGACCCAGTTTACACAGCAGAAAAATCAACGTTAGCAAGAACGGGATCAAACCAGTTTAATGGTAATCAAACAATAACCGGTAGCTTGGATGTAAGTGGCTCTTTTGGTCTCTATAGCTTTGGAACAGCTGCACCAATATCTAGTCCTACAAGACCGGGATTACTTTACTTCACAAATACTGATCTGTATATCTCACTAGATTGATATTTATAGGTAAAGTCAATTACAATATATGGGATATAGTTTTAAATGGATTTTAGAGCATCTTTCGCAATCCTTTGTTGTAGCATCAGCATCATATGCCGCTAATGCTGGAACTGCATCCTACGCAATTTACGCCGCCAATGCAGGAACTGCTTCATACGTAACTGCTTCTAATGTCTATGGTCTATATGGTAGTAACTCCATCTTATCTGCAAGCTGGGCTTTAACAGCAGCTTATGCAATGAATGGTGGCTCTGGAGGAGGTGGAACTCCAGGAGGTGCTAATACAACCATACAATTCAATTCAGGTGGATACTTTAGTGGTAGCACTAACTTCACCTTCATATCACAAAGTAATGCGGTTAGATTAACCGGAAGTTTGTATATTACAGCAAGCGGTACTACACCGGCTGTAACAATAACACAAAAAAACAGTGGTACTACTGGAGTGTTTTTTGTGCACGGACCAAGTGGTAATACCAAGTTTGCATATGACCTACCTTTTAGCTCAACTGGTATTTATGTAATACCATACGAGTCTGCAACCGGTAGAATTAGTGGTACGAATTATGGATCAGCAGGATTTCAAATTCTTGGTGCAGCATCCCACTTAATACTGCAAACAGATAGCGTTACAGCACCTATCAGACTATTACCTGGTACAACGGGAGGTGGTAATGTATTACTATCAGGCTCACTATATGTAACTAACTCAGTTTATTTTAGTGGTTTAACAACTACAGCACAAACAAATGTATTAACAATTAACCCAACAACTGGTCAGATATTTTATACAGCATCAAATGCTTTTGCAACAACACCTGGTATAAATGGTATAGATCAATATATTTCTAGGTTTAGTGGATCTAATCAGTTAGAGACATCTTCAGTGTTCAATGATAGGTCCTTACTATCATTAAAGTCTGGTCATTTACCATCCCTATTCACCGACGCAGATATATCAGTAGTTTTTGGATCAGGAAGTTGGATTTACAACAATGCTCAGGCAATATCCGCTGCACAACCTCGAATAACTGCAGCACATAGTTTTGGTAAATATAATACTAATCATGGATCTAATATAGGGTTCAGTGCAAATTATGCAACAAGTAATGTTGGTGCATATGACTTTGTACAAAACTTATTAGCATCCTCAGCACCAAGGATACATTTTTCTAGTTATTATTCTGGTGGACAGATATTATATGCTCCATTCGCAGGAGATTTACATTATTTAGGTCAATCGCAACGTACAAACTATGCAATAGTTGCAGATCTAAATAATGGAGACATAATGCGTGTAATAGGTATCTATTATCCAATTACAGATTCAGATATATTAATAAACACTGTAGCTGATGCAAACTTTGTAGATTCAAGTGGCGGTGCCAATTATACTGGACTAACTATAAATTTTAGCTCCATTGACGAGTATATACAAGGTGGTGGCGTAAATACACAAACAAATGGTAATATAGTGTGTTTTTTCTTGGATGGTGGTCCTGATGGTTTTTTTGATACAAACGCTAACACTGCAAAAAATATTGCAACATCAGCACATGGATACGGAACACATGCTGAAGGGTATTATACACAAACAAGAGGCCATTACACACATGCAGAAAATAACAACACAGTAGCAGTTGGATCTGGGTCAAGAGCTTCAGGGTATAAAACAGTTGGAGCGGGAAGATATGGTAATGCAAACAATATCTTCACCGCTGCAGGTCCAACGTATTATGTAAAAAATGCAATAATTAGAAGATCTAATTATAATCAAAATTCCTATGATTACTATTATAGTGTTGGTATTGAACAAGTTGGTTCACCTAATCCAACTGATTATGTTAGTAATATAACGTGGATAGCTGACAATGAACTTGGAACTAGGTTTAATAATGCAGGTTTCTCTTCACATACTCAAGCAATAAAATGTGTAATACAAATACCATCCCTAGATTATATTGGCATAGTAGAGCTGTTTGCAGGAGAGTATGATAGTGATCGCTATGTAACAACACTGCTTGATATATTACCTGATGGTATATCATCATCAATAGCAAACACTTATATAACACCAATTGATACCAACACTTTTTTTGAAACATATGATAGTCAATATGGTGGTGGTTCTGGATATGGTGCTTTTTCAATTGGCGTTGAAACTATATCAACTAATTCGGGTTCATTTGCCGGTGGTATATCAACAAAAACATATGGGTCAGGATCTTTTACCTATGGTCAAGACTTAAACAATACACACAATAATAGCTTCTTATTTGGCCGGGATGCCGACTCTGCAGCTGACGATTCCTTTTTGTTTAGTGTTAACGGCAGCAGTAATTTATATGCTAATGATTATTTTGTTGGGATCAATACGTTAGCACTACCTAACTCTGGATATAGAGGAATTAGTATAATTGGTACAGCTAGTGTGAGTAATGATTTGTTTGTTAATGCAAACAGTTACTTGGGCAATGGTATATCTGATGTAACAACTATTACCGGTTCATTGATAGTATCTAACAGCTATCAGTTAATTGGTACAGGTAACGTAACTGGTTCGTTAATAGTATCCAATTCCCTAAGAACAATTGGTACATCACAAGTCACTGGTTCATTAATTGTTTCCAACTCGCTAAACGTAATTGGTACATCTCGTGTTACCGGTTCATTAATAGTATCAACTAGCTTAAATACTATTGGAACAAATACAACAACCGGTTCTCTTTTTATAACCGGATCATCAAGATTAATCGGCGACAGTACAATTACCGGTTCAATTTTAATGACTGGGTCTGCGGCAATCTCCAAAGTAAATTATATTGATTTTGTAACTAGTAGTGTCCATCCACATTTAGTCGGTAGAATACATTGGGATAATGACTATGGTACACTTAATATAGATTTAGATAGTACTTCTGGTAATGAAGTTATGACCAAAGTTGGTCAAGACAACTTTTACTACATCAAAAATCAAACCGGTGTTACTTTAACAAAGGGTAAAGTTATATGAGCATCAGGTACATTAGGAGCATCTGGAAGATTGCTAGGTAATTATATGATTGCTGATGGTACTATACCATATTATTACACTATTGGTATAGCGGCAGAGGACATAGGTAATGGTGAAGATGGATATGTGTATGAGTTTGGATTACTAAGAGGTATTCAAACTGATGGAGGTAATTACGGTGAGACGTGGACAGATGGAACTATTTTATATGTTTCCACTACTAATTTAGGAGGACTAACTTCAGTAGAACCAACTGCTCCAAATCCTAAAATGCAAATGGCTATTGTCATTGATGCTGATGCATCTAATGGTAGTATTTTTATTAGGCCAGATTTGCGTGGCAATATTAACGACTTACATAATGTAAAATTATCTGCTCCATCTTCTAGTGGAGATCTATTGGTATATAGTGGATCAGTTTGGATCAATTCAAAACAATTAACTGGGTCTTATGGTTTAACTGGTAGCCTAACAGCAATAAATGGAGGATTTACAGGATCATTAAGTGGGTCAGCTACATCTGTAGTAAGTTCATTGGCTAGTAGTACTGGTATTGTTTCATTTAACTATAATGGTTCAACAGCACAGACAGTAGCAGTATCAGGAGCATCTAGCTTAACTACTAATAAAGTTATTAAGTGGGATGGAAGTGCTTTTGCAAATACAAACATCTCAGATGATGGTAACCTAGTAAACATTAATAGTAATACCGGTATAACTGGGTCATTCTTTATTAAGTCTGGATTTGGTACACAAACACAACCGGCAATGCAAGTTAACACAGATGGTGTGTTAGTTTTAGGAGAGTATTCAACAACACCAACAGCAATAGTAGGAGCAATCATATACAGTGGTAGTGATTATTATTTAGGATTTTAAGTATATTTATTATAAAGAAAACATAAAACAAACTAAATGGCAACGTGGAAAAAGATTGTAGTATCAGGTAGTAACATCTCCCAACTAAATAACGATTCAAATTATATAACAGCTGGGGGCGTTGCAGCAAACTCACCAAATTCATTTGCAACGATGTCCATCAACGGAACATTAGTTTTAGCAGATAATCCTACTGGATCATTAGTGTTTGCATCGTCATCTGGCGCAGGTTTAAATATTGTAGGAAGTAGCGCACCGGACACTATTACTTTTAATTTAATCAGTATACCAAATGCAAGTTTAGCGAATTCTAGTGTTACGGTTGGATCAACAGCAATATCGTTAGGAGCCACCTCCACAACCTTAGCTGGTTTAACATCTGTAACATCGACTACTTTTGTTGGTGATTTAACTGGAACAGCTACCACTGCATCCAACATTACACCAGCTATAACAAATGGAGCTGATAACAGAGTTCTTACTGCAAATACAAATGGCACTATTAATGGTGAAGCTAATTTAACATTTGACGGCTCAACATTAACTGTAGCTGGTAACTTAACAGTTAATGGTACAACTACAACTGTCAACACAACAAATCTTATTGTAACAGATCAATTTGTTTTACTAGGATCAGGTTCAGTTGCAAACAAAGATGGTGGTATTATTATTCAAAGCTCTGCTGGAGACAATACAGGATTTGCATATTTCCTAGACAATACTACTAATCCACGTTGGGCATTCTCATCTAGTGTTGCGGCAAACTCGACAACCGTTTCACCGGATGAATACGTTGTATCAGCTAAGTCAGTAGCCGGTACATGGACAGCAGCAAGTGCAGCGCCAACATATGGTGGAACAACAGCAGGCTATGGTAACATAGTTATTGATGCTAATGGTGGGGGAGATATTTGGATTTATACAATATAATTCCTATATTATAGGTTATGGGTATATTAGATAGAATAACTGCAAGCAAGCAGCAAATGGAGGTTGTTAGTCAAGAGCAACAACCAGATCCAAACAAACTAACACAACAAGAAATTCAGATGGCATTGTTGTTGTTAAAGCAATCGACAATAAAAGGTGAGCAAGTTGAAGTTTTTTATAACTTGGTTCTGAAACTACAAAATCAATTTATACAACAAGGTAGTTAAGTTATGGATATTTTTTCAATAGATTTGACATTGCCGGAGCTAGTAATACTAAGACAATCTTTAGATTTTGTTACAATACCAGGCAAAGATGCTAAACAATTTGCAGCTTTACAAGTAAAGTTGGAGACTGAGATAGCTGAAATACAAAGATTACTTACACCAGTAACAGAAGGGCCAAGTTCAAAAAAGAAATTAGTAAAAGAATAAATTGTTATATTTATAATAAATTATTGGCCCGTAAGGGAAGTGGACTAGACATATCTAGCAACCAACCATAATTAAGTTAATATGCCGAGTTGGAAAAAATTAATTGTATCCGGTGGAAGTGCTGCATTAAGTAGCGTAACAGCTAGCGTTGGATTTCTTGGTAATTTACAAGGAACAGCAACGAGTGCCTCATACGTAACGGGATCAATATTTACAGGATCAAATTTAGCAACATCATCATCGTATGCTATAACAGCATCGTATGCTTTATCATCACCAGGTGGTGGTGCCTCACCAGGAGGTACTCAGTGGCAAGTTCAAGTTAATAGTGGATCAGGTCAGTTTTATGCTGACAGTGGCTTCGTTTACATACCGGCTACCAGAAAAATACAATACACAGCAAATAGAGATTTCGATTCAAATAACTACGATCAAAATGCTGCTAGTAGCTTTCAATTATTAAATAACAATGATTCGGTTTTTAGTAAAGGACATTATTCAAATCTACTACAGCGTACTAAACTCATTACAAAAAACGTAACAACATCCATAATAACTTTTGATGTAGCAGCTGCAGTCTCGACTGCATTAACAGTCACTGGATTCAAATGTGATTATTCAATAGGGTATGGTAATTTGACAAATGGATCACCAGCACAAATCAGTGATAGTAGAATTGGAACAATTCATGGAGTATGGTCTTGGGATTACACTAGTACTAACATATCAGACAATCATGTAATATCAGATGCATATGGTGTCTTAAAAGATGGTGTATTCCAATTAACATGGGGAGCAGGTACAGTGACATTAGAATACTCAACCGGTCCAAACATATCTGAAGATTGTGTATTTAATGGTCTATTTACAGTATTCGTAAACAAATAATATAAATAAGGTAATATGCCAGTAACTAAAACACCAGCAATAATAAAAGCAAAGGATGGAGTAGAGATCAGAGGTCTCTGCTTACCTGGTGTTGTTCAAGATGGTACCACCGATCCATATCAAGTTGATAGTGAAGTGGTAGTGCTTGTTGACACAACGTCATTAACCTTCACGGTCGATTTGAGTAATGTTGAAGTAGATGGACGAATTGTGATGATCTATGATGTTGGTGGCAATTGCTTTGCAAACAATGTTACAATAACATCAGCCGCAACAATAACTGGTAAACAAAAACTAAATCAAGATTATGGAGTTATTGGTTACATCTATAGAGAGTCAACTGGTAGATGGTATTCTATAATCAATGAAACAACAAAAACGGGTTATATAGGTCCTGGGGATTTTACAGGATCGCCCTTATCAGCAACTGTAACCTTTGATACAACCTACGTATCAACAAATTACTCAATAGCAATAACCGGTGAAGATGCTAGATCATGGTCCATTAGCTCAAAAGCTGCTGGTGGTTTTACTGTAGATAGTAATTCCTCTACAGCCTTAACTGGTAATGTTTATTGGACAACAATTGCATACACATCATAATAATTATATAAAAACGTATGGCTACATTTCAAGTAGATAGTGCAAGTTTAAAAAATGTTACCGCTACGGGTAGTTTCACAGGATCCTTCATTGGTAGTGGAGCAGGTTTGACTGGAGTAACAGCTGGGCCGTCTTTTATTGATAACTACTTAACAGTAGGTTTACCTGGATCAGATACAGACTACAATTCTATTAGTGCATCTATAAACAGCATTACGGACGCATCCGCAAACAACACTTATACAGTGTATGTTGCTCCAGGTGTGTATATTGAAAATCCAATGGTTGTACCATCCTATGTTGCAATCCGTGGTGATAGTTCAATATCTACAATCGTATCAGCATCGAGTATAAACAATACTATATTCACACTCAGTGATCAGTCCATGATTCTTGATATGCAAATTCAAGGATCAACCGGTACAAGTGCAAGTGCAGTTGTATACTCATCAGCAACAACACCACAAACAAACGCAATATCTTATGTTGAGAATGTTAGATTTGGATCTAATTACACAAATGCAAAGGTTGTAGGAGTAGCTGGTGGAAACTGTATTATGCAGTGTTCTAATGTGAAGTATGGTGGATTTACAGCAAATAATAAATCATTTGATGTTGGATTCCATGTAACTGGATCAGGTGGTGGTATTGGTAGAATGCAATTGCGTAACGTAACATCAACTAATGGTGGTGTAACGGGATCATCAGATCAAATATTTGCATTGGCTGACGCTGCAGGATGTACATTTATTGTAAATGGTTGCTTATTAACTAGAGCAGTTGGCACAGCAGCTGGTACGGGATTCAAAGTTTATAATGGAGGTCAATTAAGATTAACTGGAGTTAACTTTCAAAGATGGGCCAAAGGTATTTGGGCACCACAAACTGGATCAGCACCATCAGTGGATGCAATAGCACTCAACTTTGAAAACTGTACGCTTGATGTAGCTATTGAACATTCCGGATCAACTGGTAAGGTTCAAGGAACAGATACATTTTTAAAAACACAAATAAACCTTAGTTCATCTTTATATGAAGTTGGACAAGATCCAAGAAGAATTACCGTTGGTACAAAAGGTGCCGACTTCACATCTATTAGCGCATCAGTAGCTTATATTACAGATTCTAGTGTTAATAACAGATATGTGATTGAAGTTGGACCAGGTCAATTCACCGAAAAGATGATTGACCTTACCGGCAAACCATATGTTAGTATTGTTGGTAGTAGTATACAAACCACACAAATATTCCCAAGCTCATCTACTCAACATTTGATTAAGATGGGTATTAATAATGAAGTATCCTTCTTATCATTAACAAATGCACCTGCAGGATACTCAGCTTTATATATAGATGATGTTGGTGATTATGCTCAAGCACATAAGTTATCCTTCTATGATTGTGATACTTGTGTAACAGTTATTTCAAGAACACAAGACACTAAGTTTTATGGTGAGTATCTTGATTTTAATGGTGTATATAGAACTGGTAGCTTTATCAGCTCCTCCAATGGATTTGTAGCACTAGCAAGTTTAGAAAACTACTACCAATTTCCAGCTGGTGCAACAGGCCTAATAGCAAACTATGGAACTGGTGCTACTACCGAGTTAGACCTTTATAGTGGGGCAATGATTGGTGAAAACGATGCAACTTCAGTAGCCATTAGATTAGAAAACGGAGCAGATTTACAAGCAGCAGGGTTTGATTTTCCAAGATGGGGTACGGCAGTTTATATACCAAATTTAATTAACTCAGCTAGCTTCAATATAGTTGGATCAATGATTCACGATTCTGTGAATTATGATTTTGAAATACTACATCCAAGCTCATCTTGTCGATTCCAAGGTACAGCAGATCATACTAAGATTTATGCTCCTAATGGTGCATCTAACTTCTTTTGGACATTTTTGGATGAAACAGATGGTGAACTTGATATTACAAGAAATTTAGCTGTAACTTTTGCAGATGGAACTCACACAGATGCCTCAACTCTAATCTTTCGTGGTAGTCCAATGGGTGTAATGGAAGGTGGTGTGATAACAACATCATCAGCAAATCCATCAGCACTTGAGGTTGATATAACTGAAGGATTTGGTTATTTAGAAACGCCAACTACGGGAATTTATAAAAGAGTTGATTTTGGCGGAAATTCAGGATACACAAACATAACAGATGATGCAAATAATTACTTGTATGTTGATAAGGATGGTCAAGTGCAATCTGACACCGTAGAACCAAGTAACATAACGAGTATTATATTAGGTAGAGTGTATGCTGCTAATGGCAGTATACAGTTTGTTGATCAGAGTCCACGCAACGCATCACATACCACAAATTTACTATCTACATTCAATAGAACAGCACTTGGACCAGTGTATGCTCAGGGTAGTATTGTTACAGCAAATGGAACATATAAGTTAGATGTATCAAGTGGTAATTATTACTTTGGAGAAAATTCATTTAGTCCAGCAGGCGGAATTCAAGTTACATTTGACAGATATTATAGAAATACAGGAGCATCTGATAACTGGAATAGACAATCAGGTACTGATGTACCAATTGATGTATGGGATTCAGGTTCAAATGCATTAGTTGCATTATCAGCTTCCTACTATACAAAACACACTCTATACGCAGTTGGTGATGGAGCCGAAGAGAAATATTTTTTAGTAACTGGTCAGCAACAGTTTTCATCTCTAGTATCTGCAGAAGCGGCAGATCTACCCACCTCACCTAACTTCTTTACAGATGGTGTTGTTCAGTTAGCAGCAGTCTATGTACAATCCGGCTCAGGAATTACTCAGATTGAAGATATAAGACCAGTTATTGGTTTTAGAGCAGGTGGAGTAAATGCAGCGTCAGATCACGGTAATCTACTAGGATTAGCAGATGATGATCATACACAATATTTGTTAGTGAGTGGTACTAGAGCAATGTCTGGACCACTAACAGCATCACTAGTTAGCGCATCTTCAGGATTTGTAGGCAATTTAACTGGTACTGCATCTTTTGTATCAGGCAACATTTTCACATCAACAAATCCTGCACTATCAGCATCATATGCTTTGACAGCATCGTATGCGTTAGCATCACCAGGAGGAGGTGGAAATATAGCCGTATCAGCAGGCACAACGTCAACTAATCTATCCTCTGTAGTATTTGCAAATGCAAATAACGTAAGCTTTGGATTAAATGGAAGTACTATCACAGCAAATGCTCCTATAGTATTATCTGCCGGTACTCTATCCTCTAATGTATCATCGCTAGTGTTTTCGAATGCTAATGGAGTGTCTTTTGGATTAAATGGTAATACGCTAACTGCAACAGCAAATGGTAGTGGTATTAAAGCAGAAGCAGGTGCATCAACAAACACAGTATCACATCTTGTATTCTCTAATGCAAATAACGTAAGCTTTGGATTAAATGGAAGTACAATTACTGCTACTGCCGGAGGAGGAGGTGGTGGAGTAACATTGAATTATTTTAATCCACGTGATGGTTATCTTCAAGTAACAAATCAGTTAGGGCAAGCCTCCCTTCATTTCCAACCAGCCCAATTACCAAATGTACAGTTTGATAGGGTAGCTATACCAATAAACTATACAAATACAAACAACTCATCCAACTCCATAACAATTTCCATGTACTGGGGTATATACTCTAGAAATGCATCTTCATTATCACTAATACAGAGTGTATCCACAAGTTTCAATGTATCTAACAGTGGCACTATTGGTAGTTATTCATTGTATGGTGGTGTTAGGTTGTTAACCCTAGGTTTAACTAACACATACTTAGAAGACCAGTATTATGTTGGTATAATGAGTAGATCAACAACATCCGGTGGATTGGGTATGACGGCAGCTAACATGGCAGTATCACAATTAAACTCAAACTTCTCAGGTATAGTGGGTATAGGATCAACGCTATCGGCACAATATACAAGAGGTTTAGGATATTACTCAGCAGCTACAACTGCATTACCTAGTGTTGTTCCATTTACGGATATAAGAGGTACTAACTCCCAGGCATTGAGACCACCTTTATTTTATTTAGTAAATGGTACTTTTTAATTTTGTTTTTTAAAAAGAATTTATTATATTATCATAAGTTATAAAAATAGTTACAAATTTATGTCTCAAATAAAACCACAGATTATTATACCTTCATATGAAGGAAGGCACAATACTACTGAGTATAAAGAAAATTTAGAAAAAAATGCATATAAAGATTTATCTACTATATGCATCGTCCCATCAAGAGGAGTAGTACCAGCTAAAATTGTACAATCCTGGATGAGTATTATGTCTCCTATGAATCAAAAATTCACAAGAATCTTTGCTTTAGGAATGGAAGTAGGAGCGGCTTATTCATCAACTATTGAGCAGATATTACAAAGCCCCGAACTAAGTACATGGAAGTATATACTAACATTAGAAGAAGATAATGCACCTCCTCCAGATGGTCTACTAAAACTATATGAACATATGGATAAGTACGATGTCATTGGAGGATTGTATTGGACTAAAGGTATAGAAGGAAAACCAATGTGTTATGGTCAACCAAACATATTTCCTGTTAATTTTGCTCCATTTATGCCTGATGCAGATACTATTACTCCATGTAATGGGCTTGGAATGGGTTTCACATTGTTTAAGTTGGATATATTTAAAAATCCATCTTTGCCAAAACCGTTTTTTCAAACCGTACAGAGAGTAGTTCCCGGTCAAGGAATTGAAGCATATACACAAGATTTGAAATTTTTTGAAAATGCTAGTAAGTTGGGTTATAAATTTGCATGCGATTCAAGAATAAAAGTTGGACATTATGATTATCAAAACGATGAAATGTGGTAATAAAATAAAGTTATAATATGATAAACAAACAAATGCAAGAAGTAGTAGACATAACAGAAGAAGTTATTGCTGTTGATTTAGGATGTGGACAAGTTAAAGCAACGGTCGACTTTTTTAAAGATAATTTACAAATAACGCCAACAAAGGTTGTGGGCGTAGATATTGTTAAATGTGATGATGGAGTTGACATTGTACATAATTTAACTGTATTCCCATATCCATTTGAAGACAATTCCGTAGATGCAATTCACGCATCCCACTTTGTTGAACATCTAGATGGATTTGAACGAATGAAGTTCATGGACGAATGTCATCGTATCCTAAAACCAGGTGGGAAGATGCGATTAGTACATCCATATTATAAATCCGTTAGAGCAGTTCAAGATCCAACTCACAAATGGCCTCCCATTGCAGAAAATAGTTATTTTTATTGGGACAAGAGTTGGAGGGAAATGAACAAGCTAGACCACTATCCCATTAATTGTGATTTTGAATTCAACATTTATTATGTTTGGCAAGATGGAACAGTTGTGAATAGAAGTGAAGAGACTAGAACATTTTGGGTAGACAAATATTGGAATGTTGTTGCTGATATGGTAGTAGATTTGATTAAAAGATAATATATTTTTGCATAATGTTTACATATTTATAAACAAAATTAGTTATGTCACAAGAAGTAAAGTTTACACAAGAGGAATTAGAGCACATCAAATCACTACAAGCAAAATACAATGAGATTGGTATCCAACTTGTTCAATTAAAACTGGCAAAGAAAAATGCCATTGAGTATTTAGACAAGCTCGAAGAACAAGAGGAACAGCTTACTGCAGAAGTAGTTGAAGCCAACCAATCGGAAAAATTACTAGCGCAAGAACTAAGTAGTAAGTACGGTGCCGGTTCCCTTGATATGGAAACTGGACTTTTTGTGTCTAATACAGAGTAAAACAAAAAGGTTTGAGGTTACGATAGAATATTTATTAATAAACTTATAAAAACTACGTAACATGGCCGAAAAAATTGTCAGTCCTGGCGTCTTTACAAACGAGAAAGATCTCTCGTTTTTACCGTCAGGGGTTGCTCAAATAGGAGCAGCAATCGTGGGTCCAACTCCAAAAGGACCTGCCTTTGTACCAACTATCATCAGAAACTTTGAAGAATTCAAAGCGTATTTTGGAGACATTAATGAAAACTACTATGTACCATATGCAGTTAGAACTTACTTAAAAAGTGCTGCATCTGTTACTATTGTACGTGTTGTATCAGAGGGTGGATATACTACTTCCGGTATTACCTTGTTTTCTGCATCAGTTGTTTATGGTTTGTTATTACCAACTATTCAAGTTGGAGCAAGCACAGGCAGTGATTTCAGCAAAACAACTTTAGGTACTGGTACTGGTGTAATATCAGCATCTTTTACAATCTCAGGTAGTAATGTAACTGCCGAAGCTAATGAAGTAGCTTGGGCTAAAACATCATCAAACACTGTTGAAAAGGTATTTGGATTATCACCATCTGGTCCTAAGAAAGCTTACGCTTACTTGTGGTTCCAGAATGCTGCATCAGCATCTAACCTTATAACAATGTCATTTGCATCAGGTGCATATGCTGTAGGTGGTGGATCTACTATTGACTTATCAGGAGACACATTTGGCGCTTACAGTCCAGCATCAACTCCATGGGTAACATCACAGAGAATTGGTGCATCAGGAGCAACTACAAGATTGTTCAAAGTTTACACTTTGGGTGATGGTATTGCAATGAACACCTCAGTTAAAGTATCGCTTGTTAACAACTCACTTGCTGGTACATTACCTGGTACAGATTATGGTACTTTCACTATGCTTGTTCGTGACTACACTGATACTGATCAACGTCCGATTGTATTGGAAACTTATTCTAATTTGAATTTAGATCCAGATTCTCCAAACTATATAGCAAGAAGAATTGGTGACAGATCTTATACTGTAGCCGCAAGTGGTGAAGTAACAGCTACTGGAGATTATGCTAACGTAAGTAAGTACATCCGTGTATCTGTAACAGATGCAGTTAGAACAAAAGCACTTAGCCCATCATTGAATCCATTTGGTCACGAAGCTTATCTTGAACCATGGAGCACAGGAAGTAAGTTTCTACCAGCTGCTG